TCTGGTGGGATATGAAGTCCCGTGAACCGGATCTGTCAGATGCTATGTGGTTGATTAGGCGTAAATGGACTGATGCTGGAGTTGTCACTGGACTGTTCCCCAAACACAAAGAAAAGATATTGTCCGCTATCCATGGATGGACGGATTTTGAAGAGCTCTCCTTCCTGGATGACGGCGGAGAAGAGACAGGCTTGAACATATCTTCCGACAACGAACGAGGATGGACAGTAGAAGACTCCGAATGGAGAGAAACTGATACTAACAGAGTCTGTCTCCTTGAAGCATACACCCGTTTTTACAGAGATGCGATGGTGCTTTTTCTGCCTGATGGCAGGACGATGGAGTATGACGACTCTGATCCCATGCACCAGTCTGCTGTTGAGATGGGATATATGGTACGTAAGCATAGTATCTGCGACATCTATAAAACCTATTTCCTTGGGCCTCACAAGTTACACGAGGAGAAAATCAAGTCTGACAAAGGACGATTCCCATACATTCCATTTTTCGCGGACATGGAAGACAGGACGGGAGTTCCGTTTGGAGTTGGACGTGGACTGATTAGTCAGCAAGATGAGCTTAACTCCAGAAACTCGCAGCTACTCTGGGGACTTGGATCGATCAGAACAGTTAGAACAGAAGGCATTGTAAAAATGTCAGATGAAGCGTTCCGAGAAACAATCGCAATGCGAAATGCTGATATACTCCTTGACCACGATATGAAAGTAAGTGGTGGAGTTTTCGAGGTTGATCGAGACTTTAATGCCAACGCACAACAATTCGAGCGTTTAGCAGACATCAGAGCGTCAATGCATTCTGTGTCAGGAGTTTCCGAGAGTTTTCAGGGGCAGGGTGGAGGTTCAAATAATACCGCTTCCGGCCTGTCGATGCAGATAGAACAGAGCAATCAAGCGCTTGCGACGATTACCGACAACCTCAGATACTCTCGTCTAATGCTCGGTGACGCTTTGCTTGCGCTGCTAATCGAAGATACGGAAGATAACGAAAAGGTTTTAGTCGAAGGTAACATCCTAAAAGATGATCAGGTCGTTATCCTCAATGAAACTGTAACGGACGAAGTGACCGGGGAAGAATACAAAAACAACGATGTTCAGCGAACTAAGCTCACTTTAGCATTGTCAGATATTCCCAGTTCGCCGTCGTATAAACAGCAAGCCTTATCGTCTTTAACAGAGTTTGCAAAGAGTTCAGCTCCGCTAATTCAGTCGGCTCTTGCGCCACATATCGCGGCGCTATCGGAAGTGCCTGACCGGGATTTGATCGTGGAAGCTGTGCGTGATGCTTCTCGTGCTCCAAGTCAAGAAGAGATGGAAGCACAAACTCAGCAAGCCGTTGACCAGGCTGTTATGGAGGTTGAAGGTAAACTTCGTCAACAGGAACTTGACCTTAAATCAAGAGAACTTGACATAAAAGAATCACTGTCTACTGCTCAGATTGAGAAGCTTGTAACTGAGACAGTTAATAAGCAGATTGAAAGTATCTATTCAGCGACTCAGGCAGCCGGGGTTATTGTCCAAGCTCCACAGGTTGCTCCTGTTGCGGATCAAGTTTTAAGGAGTGCTGGGTTTGAGGATGCCGACATGGCCCCCATAGTTGGGCCAGTATCTCCCCAAAATATAGACATGCCATTACCACCAAACACTGACCCAATGACCCCAGCTCCAGTCCAGGAAGCAGACAATCCAGGAGTAGGACAAAATGCAGGAATAGAAACACAACAACTGGCAGATAGTCCAGAATATTAAGGAGATAACAAAATGTACAGAGTAACAGCACTAGATTCTGCAAGAGGCCCGACTCGATTTGATCACTGGGTTGACTGGACTTCTGGCCAAACAAGAGATGTTGAAGATGATGTCATTGGTTATTACCGGGAAAATCCTACTGTTTTTACCGTTGTTGATGGGCCGAGCCTTCCAACTCCTGGTGAGAGCTTTGGTTATGGTTTAGCATCTTACGCCTGTATTGATTTTAACGGCGTGATGGAGTCTGCGGCGACGATTACAATTAACAGTGTTATTTATCTGGAAGCTGACGCGGCGGTACCTGCCTCGGGCATTTTCACCAATGGGGCGAGTGCTGCTGATTCTGCAGCTTCTTTCCTTACAGCAGTCAATGGCGACACAAGAGCGACCGTCCCTTTTACTGCTGTTGCTGATGTAAGTGGCGACTCAGTTTGGCTTTTTTGGGACGCAGTAGGTGCTAATAACGTAACAATTACCACGGATTCATCCAGTAACTGTACTGTTATGTCGGCGGTCGGCGGAGCTGTTGCGAGTGATGTTGCGAGTATCAACATCACGGCTACTGTTACCACTCAGATGTTACTGTCTGGTAGTCCGGTTGAGATCCCGCTGCCATTCACTCCCACTGGTTTTCATGTGTCGGCTACAGATTCAGCGGGTACGCCAATTTATTTTACAGACAAGGTGACAATCCAGGCAACTCCAGCACGTATCCGGATAGATACTGACGGCGGAACAAATCTTGCAAACACAGATATAGTTTACCTTACAGCTTTCAAATAACAGCGACAATATAGTTTAAAAGTCTCATGGATGTGAGGCAAAGAGGAAAAAATGAACGAAACAATAGCGGATGCTGTTGAAAGTACTATCGAGGATGGGTTTGATGCTGACGGTAATATCTCTGATGCTGACATGGCAGCTGCCTTGACGGGTGGGGAAATTGAGTCGAAAGTTGAACCTGAACCCGAAGTTGAAGTTGAAATACAGGCAGAGTCTGCAGAGCCTGAACAGCCCGCAGAGCCTGAACAGGTGGAGACTAAAGGCGGTGATGACGGGAAGTCAGAACTAGAGCCTGAGTCTGAGTCTGAGCCTGACGGCGTAATGTCTAAAAGTGGTAACTCAATAATCCCATACGAAGATTTAATGAAGGAACGAGATGGCCGTCATGCGGAGCGCGACCGAGCCAACAACCTTCAGGCCGAATTGGACAAGTTGATTGCCGAAAGGGATGAGCCGGAACCTACTCCAAGTGATGACGACGATCCGGAAGGATACGTTGCGACAGAAGATGTCGAAGCTTTTATGGATGAGTTTCCCGAGGTTGCTAAGCAACTGCAGGCAAGCTCTGCCATGGCCGACAAAATAACATCACTTGAACAGCAGATTGCTGGGCAGGCAGAACAGAGAGCACAGGATTTGCATTTTGCGGAGATTGCAGGAGCGCATAAAGACTATGAAACTGCTCTGGATGGGGCAGAATTTGAGACATGGTTTGACGCTCAGCCAGAAATAGCCCAAAAAGCGTACGCTGAGGTCTATGAACATGGGAACGCTTCACAAGTGGTCGAGATGCTTAACACTTTTAAGGCGTCTATTCCAAACGGCAACCCCGAGACTCCTGCAAAAACAGAAGTAGTGAAAAAGAATGTTGATGACGTTGTGTCAGATGCAAAAATAGAAACGAAAGTACCGAGCAGCTTATCTTCCGTACCCGGGAGTGCTTCAGTTAATGACGAATCAGATCTTGACATGAAGCAAGGCGGGTTTATGGATAAGATGTCCGGGATGTCTGCGGCTGATCAATTAGCAGCTTTGGACAGAATGTTATAATAAAGGAGCAACAAAATGCCTACAAATATACCGTGGGGCGACGTAAAAGCGATTCGCAAACAGTCCGCAGGGCTTTTCACAGCCTGTATGCAAAGACAGACCAATCTTGGTCGGCTGTCAGGGCCTCTGCCTAAGCAGTCAGACGCGGAGAACAAACTACGTTTTCAGTCAAGTAATGATATGCCGGTTGTAACCTGCATGGATCTTGCTAAAAACCGTGGCGACGAAGTTGAGTTTGATTATATCCAGGCTTTGAGCGGATACCCAATCATGGGTTCCGAGATTGCTGCAGGACAGGGCAAATCGCTTGCGTGGGACAATGGCCGGCTAAGAATCAATCAGGCTCGTTATCCCATTGACGCCGGGAATGCAATGTCAAGACAGCGGACTGTTCATGATCTTCGTAAACTTTGCCGTGCTTTGGGTTATAACTATATGACTCGCTACCAGGATCAGAGGATCCTTGTTCATGCTGCCGGCGCGCGTGGTTTTGCTAATGATATCGAGTGGGCGATACCGCTTGCATCACATAGTAAATTTGCTGATGTAATGGTTAATACTGTTGTGGCGCCATCTCATAACCGGCACTTTATGTCTACTGGGTCCGGGATGGAAGGTATTGCGGCTTCCGGTAATGAGATCACCATTGCAACAACCGACGTGATGAACACTAATCTGGTTGACGATATTGCAACTAAGGTTGACGGGATGCCACTGCCTCCTCCTTCTGTTGTTTTTAAGGATGACAAACTGGCCTATGACAATCCTACCCGTGTCCTGCTTGTTTCCAGTGAGCAGTATAATAGTTTTCTTCAGTCCGGTTCCTTCCGAACCTGGCAGAGTAACGCTATGGCTCGGTCTCGGATGGCGAAGGACAACCCTCTGTTTATGGGCGATGCTGGTTTGTGGCGTGGAATTTTGATTGTAAAAATGCCTAAGCCTATCCGTTTCTATGCTGGGGATGCTCTTAACTGGTGTGCAAGCGCTACCAGTGCGACTGAGACGACTACAGATCTCGTCCCTGCTGCATTTGGTACTACTCATGCTGTTGATCGTGCCATCCTTCTTGGTGGCCAGAGTGTGGCTATGGCTTTCGGGAAAACCAAAAACACTCAAAACCCATTCTTTTGGGCTGAAGAGCTGTCAGACTTTGATGACAAGGAAGAGATCATGGTCGGTGACATGGCTGGAGTCTCTAAAATTCGGTTCGACATTGACCATGGTCAGCAGATCGAGCCTACTGACCTCGGGATTATGTGTATTGACACTAGCGTGAGATTAAGCGCGTAATTCAACCACTTAGGCGCGTAATAACAACAATATGGCCGTTTGAAAGGGCGGCCATTAAGTAATAAGGAGAAAAAAATGGCTGACATAACTACTAATTACGCTACTACAATGCGTAAACACCAGGGGATTACCCCATACGGCAATGAAAGTGCTGTCCGTTGTACCCTCGAAACTAATGCAGCTGGTGGGTTGGTCGATTCTAACCAATTGACAGCATTGCAGATTGCAGATGTTGTTCGCCTTGGGCCTGTTCTTCCTGCAGGGATGGAGCTTCACGACATTATTGGAGTTATCTCTAATGTTTTTCAGGCGAGTACTACGTGTTCGATTGGTTTCGAGCATGTGGATTCTGACTTGGTTGCTTTGGACGATGTCGATTATTTCCATGCTGCTGGATTGGCGCTAGACTCTGCTTCCATATTTCGTAAGACAACGACAACTGCACCCTATATATTAACAGGCGATGCCTATGTTACTGTTACGTGGGCAGGAGCAGCTAACGATGAAGTCGGAGTTCTCGATCTTACCGTACTTGGAACCATGAAGGGCGTAGAGTAAGAAGTGAATAAGTATCGTTGAACAAGTATCGTTGAATAAACCTAACCTATAATCCGGGCATCATTGCCCGGATTATTGTGGAGCAAGATGAAAACCAAAGATATCGCTCGAGTAACTTACGATGTAAATAAGGCTTTCTGTAATATAATCGGTGAGGCAGTTAAACCATTTACCGAGGTGGAAGGTTCCATTGTAACCTCCGTGACAGATGCGCTTGATGTTCATAATAAGAGTACTCCTGGAGAAGCCCACGACACATGGGCCGCAAACCAGAAAGAAGACGGCTGGGAATATGGTTTGACATTTGATGAAGATTCAAAGGTTGATCCTATGCTTATTCCTTATGATGAACTGCCAGAGGACACTCGGATTAAGACAGAGCTATTCGCTGCTGTTGTTTCTTCGCTGAACGCTATTAAAGAGGATACTCCGGCAACGGCTGAGGTTGTCCCGAGCGTGTCTGGCCTTGCTCCCGTCCAGTATGTAGGGCATAGGTCAGTTTATAGAGATGGCCTTTATAACACTGGTACAGTATGGGTTAAGGGAGAAACAAAAATGTTGCCTGTTGATAAGGCTGCACTTTTGTGTAAACACCCTGACGTTTATGTCCCTGGAAATGCAAATGGTATCTTGATATCTCCAAGCTCCGAGAAAGAAAAAGTACAGACTGAAGAAGAGGAGTTTAACGAGGCGCTTGTTCAGGAAGCTGAGGAGTCGATTTTGGCCATGAAGAACAAGAAGCCGATCCTTGAATTTGCTGCTAAAAACTTTTCTAGTGTTGAGCTCAATGCTAGAAATACGATTGACGAGCTGCAGCAAGAAACTATTCAAATGATTCGCCAATATGGGATTCTATAATGGATACTGTTGCGTTAATCGCTGAAGTTCGCTCTATTGTAAGCGATGCTTCTTTTACAGATGTCCAAGCTTTGGGTTACCTAAACCGTGGCTTGAAGGCGGCAGCAAACAAGATGCTTTTACCTTGGTTGGCTGATGGTACTGACACACTGACAACGGATACTTCTGTCAGTGTTACCTTGCCTTCTGATTACCATAAAAATCTTTTCTCGGCTTCAGTGGGTGAGAATCAGGTTAATATTGTTACCAGCCTTAAGGCCTTAGCAGACGATTTCGGGACTATCCAAGCGAGTACTAATGGTGAAGTGTCTGAAGTATGTGCGGCAAATGGTGAGCTTTTTTATCAAAATGTACCTTCTACTGCTGCTGATATCGTTATTAACTACTATCGTCTCCCGGCGGTACTTGTAAATCTTGATACGAGCGATCCTGAGTGGGACAATGACGACTTTGATAATCTCCTTATTAACTATGCAGCGTGGCAACGATTTGCATTGCTGGAACAGGGAGTTGAAGGTCAGAAGATAAGCACTGATTATCATAAAAATGAATATTTGGAATATTTGAGTATTTTAAAATTGTGGTGTTATCGTGAAGGCGAAAACTACGCAACAATTAAACCAAGTGCTAATAAGGTCTGGTAATGCCTCAACCCAAAACAATCTTAACAACGGCGAAGGGACTGAACAACGTCCTGCCTCCTGCTCGATTACCGAAAGGTAAGTTGTCCGTTGCTACTAATGTTAAACTTGACGCAACAGGCCGAGTGAGTTGTAGAAACGGGTATACTCCTAAGCAGTCAGGCGAGTTCCATTCTCTGTTTAGAGACACTGGTGCTTGCCTGGTTTGCCGTGGTACTGCCCTGTTCATTGTCAATTCTGATGCTGATATTGTTGGCCTCCGGTCTGGAATGTCTGGTGACCGGGTAAGTTGTGCACAGGTTAATGACCGGATATATTATGCCAACGGCACTAACATGGGATTTGTCCTGGCCGGACAGTCTTATCCATGGCGCACTGATACTTATCAGGGCCCAGAGACAATGCGTGAGTATAGCGCTGTTCCGGTTGGCAAGCATATTGCTTTCCATGCGGGACGTATCTTTATTTTTGTTGACGATACGCTTTACTGGACAGAGCTTCATAAGCATGGGATGCTTAACAAGGCACGAAACCATAAGCGATTTAAATCCCGTGGTTTAATGATCAAGTCTGTTTCCGGTGGACTATTCATCTCTGACCAGCAGGGGCAATACTTTTTGTCCGGGAACAATCCTCACAAGTTTAGTTTTCAGCAGGTCGCGAGTTATCCGGCTACAGAATGGAGCGAGGCAACACATTTAATCCCTGCTCCTGATATTGGTTTGGAGTCTCCAGGCCTCTGTGCCATGTGGATGTCCGGGAGAGGTGCTTGTGTTGGTTTACCGGACGGATCCTTTTTTAACATGACAGAACAGAACGTGAAAATCCCTGCAGGCTGCACAGCGCAGTACGGGGCATCATACATAAAAGATAAACATTTTATTGGTACAATAGGAGTTTAGAAAGATGGCTGAGAGACAGAGTAGTGGGTTTGTGGATGCTGTTGCGGCGATGCAGGGAACTGTTAAGAATCAGGTTATAGATGATGACATTACGTTTATAGATGGTGGTGTAGGAAATGACCAGATTGCCCAAGCTTCTAATGGTTTGGGGGGGTATCTTGTCGGGGACTTAATCACTGTTGCTGGATCTACGCAAAATGATGGGGAATATGAAATCCTTGCGGTTGCTGCTGGTGGTGGGACTGTTGATGTCGGAACAGGGTTGCTTAATGCAGATACTACAGTCGAATTTATCGCCCTAACAACCTGTGATGGTGGCTCTGTAATTGATCTCCTCAAAAATGGGACAATGTATATTTTTGACACGGCACAGACAGCCTCGGCGGATACTGCTCAGACTGGTACGGTATTGCTCAAGATCACCCTTGCCTCTGGAACGTATGTCCCGGCTACAGGCGTAAATGGTATTAACCTTAACACACTTACTTCTCCCGGATTGCTGAGTAAAGATGCAACAGAGACGTGGAGTGGAGTGGCTCTGGCTACAGGCACAGCACGGTCTTTCCGGTTCTTCGGCGCTGGTGTTGATCCTTCCAGTTATACTTCTGCGGATGTTTACTTTGACGGTGATATCTCGACAAGTGGCTCTGAGCTTGACATGAGCAATACCACTATCACTTCTGGTAACACGACTTCCCTGGACAGTTTTTCCTTTACGGTTCCTCAGTCATAAGTAACCAGTTACAGTCGTTAGGTAACCAGTAGCACAAAGCAGTACCAACAAACAAATAAGGGGTTGCTATGCTCACAGGCTGGGAAGATGCGCATAAAATAGATTTTGCTATCACTCCAGAGATGATTGATGGAGATCTAAAAACATTCTCATTTCCTCTTCGGATAAATGATTCTGCTCCCGTTGGTACTGCTCCTGATTTCTCCCCTTTTATTGATGAGCTTTGCCCGACAGCAGGGTGCCATGAGAAGTTCAATGATGACGATGCAGTGTTATCTGATTTTTTTTGGCATGTCGATACTGGTGATTTTTCCGCAACAACCGTAATCGCCTACGAGCAACTTGAATATGGTGTCAGTGGTGTCAGTACTACTGGCGAGAACTATATTCAGTCTAAGTTTTTGGTGTCAGGGGCGCAGGTCGTCCGGCTGAAGTTTGAGAATTTGGAGACCATGGCTGGTGAGTTAACCACGTCTACCAATGAGAATCAATCTGGGTTCGGGGTAAAACTCGGTACTGGATCTGACCAGTATGTTAATCTTAAGGTTTTTCGTGAAGATGATGGAACTACCACGGCATCATATATTGTCAAAAACTCTCTTGATTTTATAGAAGAATACGCAATTGCTACTCTTCAGGCTAATTATGGATGGCTAGAAATTGAGGTTGACGCAAGTGGTAACTGTGATTTCCG